CGTTATCTCCACTGCCACTCTGCGATCGGGTAGTAGACTTTTGAGTGTCCAGCCGCGTGATGCGGCACCGTGACCCCGTGAAGGGAAGGCAACGATCATGCCGAAAGAACTGTTCAGTCAAACCCCGGACGACCCGTTCCTGCTGGAGCTACGTTGGGGTAACGGCCCGAGCGTGCAGATCGCCACCGTGATGGCCGAACCGCTCACTAGCGACCAACCGCAAAACCTGCGCGAGTTAGCTGAGTCTTGGGATCTCGTGTCCACCGTTGGCGCACGCGGCCTGTTCAAGGATTTGAGCCGCGAGGAGATCAACCGGCTGATCCGGTCGCTGCGCCGTGCCCGCGACAACGCGTTTGGGCAGGACGCCTGACCGGGTATCGTCTCCATGCTCGGCGGGTATCTGCACCTTGTGGCGTACCCGCCGAGCGCCACAACCCAGACTAGGATCACGCCTGTGTGGACCGACGACGAGCCCCTACGCGAACGTTCCGTGTGGTCGGATGTCGCCCTCGCCTTGTTCATCGCCGGGTCTGTCGTCGTGTTCGTGTTGGTGGCGTTGCTGCCGTGACCGCCGTAGAGGTAGATGATCCGGTAGCGGACGTGCTCGCATGGCGGCGAGCTAATGAGCGCCGCGCCTACCTGGCCAGCGAACAGCGCAAACTAGCGGTGATCGAACTACACGACCTCACTGAGGCGCTCTGCCATTACTGCGGCGGGACCGCGACGACACGGGACCATATTGTTCCCCGGTCACGCCGCACCACCCGAGCCCGCGACATGCGGGTACCTAATCTGACGCCTGCCTGCCAGCCGTGTAACCAGCGGAAAGCCGACTACCGGTCGGACTGCACCTGCCCGACCTGCACGGAGGCGTGGGCGGTTCATGGACCTACGGAACCGGTAGATGTCCGGTTGATCCTGACGGTGAGCCGATGACTAGCGACTGGGGTCCGTGCGGCATGTGCGGTGCCCCCGCATCCGAACCGGTGATCACAGTGAACGGCTACGCGTGGGACGCCTGCTACCGTTGCGCTGCTGAAGCCTGCGACCCTGGTTATCCCTGCGCACCTTCCCCGGTGCAGGGCCGATGACTAGCCCCGACCAGTTCGACGGCGGCCAGGAACTGGACGGCGGTGTCAGCGAACCGGACCGCGACCGCACCGAGCAGGAACTAGCGGCAGCGATTGCCGCTCTACTCGCAGCGAAGGCCGCGTCGGCGCCGTGGCTGGATTTGGTGAACGGCTCCCTGTCGGGGTTGCTGCAAAACTATCTACGTCGCGGGGCGCTAGACATGGCGGCTTCCGCTGGCCTCTCACCCACAGAGGCCGCCATCGCGGCTGATGAAGCCACCACATCCGTGATGGGTGACATTCAACGCCATCTAGCCTCATGGCTGGCGATAGCCGCGAAGGACCGGGCCGACCCAAAAGCACCCGGCCGGCCGATGGACCGGCAGAACGCTGAGGACGCCGCTGGCATCATCGCCCGGACAGTCGCCACCTTTGCGAGGGAGAAGGTTCGCGGCGAGGTAGCGACCAAACTGGGGGCCACGAAACGCCGCTGGCAGACACGTATGGATTCCCGAGTTCGGCCAGCCCACAAAAGCCTAGAAGGTCAATGGAAGCCGATCGGGAAACCGTTCAAGTCTGGCGGGTTCGAAATCCAGTTTCCCGGTGACCCTGAGGCCCCGTTGGATCTCACCGCTGGTTGTCGCTGTCACCTGATCTGGCTGATAAGCTAGCCGCTGCGCGCGGCACGGTTAGGTGCGGTAGGTCGAGGTCGGGCGTGTCAGGGTGAACGAGGTATGGTGCGGCAGGTAAGGCCCTTGACTAGTAGTCACTAGCTCTGGCAGGATTAGGGATGGCCGCATGCGGCGGCCAAAATCCCATCTAACGCCTGGAGGCGTAGTGACTACACCCATCGTCAACATCGAACGAATCGGGACCGAAATGATCGACGTCCCGATCATCGGCACGACCCCGCTGATCATGCACCGGTTCTCCGAGAAGGCGAAGCGGCAGATGCTCGACACCCAGCAGGGTAAGAAGACCCCTAAGCAGAAGCGTGACCCGCAGGCCGACTATGAGGCCAGCATGCACCGCACCGACGACGGCTACGGTTTCCCGGTGCTCGGGTTCAAAGCGGCCACGGTCGGCGCGGCGCGGTTCTTCGGTAAGGACGTGAAGATGACCGAGCTGCGGCAGTTCATCTTCATGCACGGCGTCCCGTCGAAGGACCGTTCGGAGATTCTCGTCCCGATCACGGGTGAGCCGAAGATGCGTGAGGACATTGTCCGTCTCTCACTGGCCAGCACGGATCTGCGATACCGGGCCGAGTTTGCTGACTGGTCCGCGACCCTCGTCGTCACCTACGTGACGTCGGCACTCAGCCGTGACAGTGTCCTGTCGCTGATCGACGCGGGCGGCATGGGTGTCGGTGTCGGGGAGTGGCGCCCACAGAAGTCCGGGCAGAACGGCACCTACGCCATTGACGAGTCCCGCAAGGTGACCGTCCACCAGGACGAGGAGAAGTAGGCAATGGGCAGCCTCCGCGACGAACTAGCCAAGATCCACCAGCAGAAGCAACGGCTGACGGCTGAGGCTGTCGTGGAGGCTGCCGCTCCCGCATCCCATCCGCTGCACAACCGGTTCGAGTGGGATGACAGCGTCGCCGGGCACAAGTACCGCCTAGTGCAGGCGACTGAGCTGATCCGCTCTGTCGAGGTCAACTTCGTGGTAGACGAAACCCCGATCCGGGTCCGGGAGTGGCATGCGGTCCGCCGTGACTCCACTTATGAGCCGATCGGCGATGTGATTGAGGACGAGTTCTCAACACAGTTGATGCTGCGACAGGCAGAACGGGAGTGGACCCAACTGTGGGAGCGGTACCAGCATCTGGCCGAATTCATCACCCTAGTCAAGGGCACGGTCAGCAGTAAGCCAGCTTAGGGTTACGCGTGGCTAGGTCCGTTTCGGCCCGGTGCGTTGTGGCAGGTGAGGTGTGGCGCGGGGGGTCTGGTCAGGCCGAGTGAGGCGCGGTACGGCAGGTGGGGCGTGTTGGGGTCCGACAAGGTTCGGTCGGGAAGGTGCGGTATGGCTCGGCAGGTATGGCACGGCGTGGAGTGGTATCTGCGCGGTCGGTTCCGGTTGGTTGGGGCACGGCAGGTTAGGTCTGGCAGGGATGGCAGATTTTGTTGAGGCCGGGCACGGCGGGGCAGGTTAGGCATGGTGGGGATACCTGTCGGGTGAGGTGTGGCAGGTAGGGCGTTGTTTGGTTGGGTGCGGAAGGTCCGGCGGGGTCAGGTCCGGCGTGGCAGGTTAGGTAGGGCAGAACGTGGCAGCTTATGGTGCGGCCGGGTGTGGCAGGTGTGGTGATTTACGGTCGGGAGGGTTAGGTGCGGACGGTACGTTCAGGTCCGGTTCGGCAGGCAGGGTGAGGTCGGGAAGGTAAGGCCCGGCTCGTTTGGGTGTGGCAGGTGGGGCTAGGTACGGCGCGGCACAGTAGGTCGCGGTGCGGCAGGGCAGGTGCGGTTAGGCGTGGTCGGCAGGGCATGTCATGGTGCGGTGCATTCTGGTAGGTCTGACGAAGCTGCGATTGGGTCGGCGGAGGAGTGATGGCAGTGGAGAAGATCCGGGTTCGGAACTGGGCGCGACGTGAAGGCTGAGGCTGAGCGTCGGGGCCTGATTGACTGTGAGATCAGTCGCGGGTCACTCGCCATCCTGCTCGAATACGCCTACCGGGGTGAGGCCGCGTTAGGCGGTAACTGCCGCAATGAGCGTGAGACAGGTTGCGCAATGTGCAGCGCCTTCACTGAGGCCGAAACGGCGCTCGGCAGTGACGCACCCACGGATCCGAATTGGTGGACGTCGGCATGAACGTTATAAGTGAGGCAGGTATGGCGAGGTGCGGTTGGGTCGGTTGTGGCTAGGCGAGATGCGGTATGGCGGGGCTTGGCGGTATGGAGGTTGACTGAACTCGTAACTGAGGATCAGGTCAGTCGCACATTCCGCGAAGCCGTCGCTAAGCAATGGCCGAACAGCCAAGCCGCCTACCTAGTCACCTGCAAGCGGTGCGTGTCAGTGTGGGCAGCCATAGCGGTGGTGCTGCTCCCCGCGCGGGTTTGCCGTGTTCTGGCACTGTCGTCGGCTACCATCCTTTTCAACGACTGGCGCGATGATCAAGCGTCAGCGGCGTTGAGTCGGAGGATGGCGGCTAGTGGCGGTGTTCAGCGGGCGAGCGAAGCCCACTAAAGTCAACGCCCCCCGAGCGATCACGTCCGCCGCGACCCCCGTCCGCCTCCGCAACCGCTCCGAACTGGAAACCCTCCGGAACCGTAACGCTCTCAGCCACGCATGGCAGATGGAAAGCTGGCGCGTTTACAACGCGGTCGGCGAGGTGTCTTACGCGTTCAACCTTGTCGCGGCGGCCCTGTCGCAGGTGCGTATCCACCCCGCTGTGATCGTCAACCCTGACGAGCCACCGACAGAGGTCACTGACGCGTCGAAACTGGCCCTGCCGGATGGCGGTGAGGTCGGCGCGAAGGGCGGTATCGATCCGCGTCTGGCGGCGAAGGCCCGCGAGTATCTCGGGAACTTGAACAAGGGCGTCGGGATGGCGTCGCTGCTCCGCTCCTACGCGTTGAACAAGCAGATAGCCGGCGAGTGTTACCTCTGTCTAGTGAAGGACAGGTGGTCGATCCGGTCGACGTTCGAGATCATCGTCGATCCGGGCGGGAAGATGAAGCATCAGCCGTCCGCATCAACGATGGGTGGCCTGCCTGAGGATCTCCCTCCGAAGTCGTCCGTGTATCGGATGTGGACTCAGCACCCTCAGTTCAGTGCGGACCCGGACTGTTCGGTACGGCCGGTGCTGTTCCTGTGCGAGCAGTTGATCCTGCTCAACAGAATGATGAATAACACGATCCGGTCCCGCATGAACGCTGGCATCCTGAAAGTCGCCGCGTCCATCATCGCCGCGTCCCGCACCCCCGGCACCGAGGGCAACGTCGACGACAACGGCGTGGAGGAGCTATCCCCGTTCGAAGTCGACTTGCATGCCGTGATGACCCAACCGGTGCAGGACGATCAGGCGGGCGCGGCGGTGATCCCCATGGTGGCGATCGTCCCGGATGAACTTGTCGGCCCGGGGATTGAGTGGCTTTCGCTGGCGCGGGACATCGACGAGCATCTGTTGAAGCAGTCGGAGAATGTGCTGCTGCGGATTTTGCAGGGCCTCGCCATCCCGAAAGACCTCATTACCGGCTATAGCGCAGTCAGGTACTCAAATGCGACACAAGTGTCGGAGGACGTATATAAGCAGTCCGTCGAACCCCTAGCTCTCGCGTTCGTCGACGACATCACCGACGTGTACCTACGACCGCTGCTCCGCGCCGACGCGAAAGTTGAAGGCTGGGACCCCGAAGAAGTCGAGAAGATCGTCGCCTGGTTCGACGCGTCCGCAGTCACCGCCCGCCCCGACCGTGGCGCCGACGCTGACGCCGGATGGGACCGTGGCGCCCTATCCGACGACGCGTGGCGGCAGGCGCACTCATTCAACGCTGAGGACGCACCCAGCGAAGACGAAGTCGTGATGCGGGCGTTCCTGCAAAAGGAGCAGTGGCCACCGAACCTGATTGACTATGTGGCACGCGAACTGCTGCCCCAATTCTTCAAGGGCGCCGGGCCGCTGGTGACGAAACAATCCGTCGGCATGGATGAGGCTAACGCCGCGACGTCTCCACTGAAGAAAGCTAAGACGGCTGTTCAGCAGCCGAACCCGAGTCAGGCGAACAATTTCAGTCAGAACCCGGCCGGGTCTAACGATCAGGACGTGCCCCCGGGTGGAACCTTGCCCCCAAGGGCAGCGCCATGACTTCCCCTACCACGCCGTGCCTCACCATGGCGTACACCACCATGCCGTACCGCGCCTCGGCATCCGCAGTCTACGGCATTAAGCGTGTTAATCTTCGCCGAATCTCAACGGTGATCGTTGGAAGGAAACGCCCGTGAGTATGGTCCCCATCGTGGCGAGTGTCGCCGATCTTCCCGCTGCTATCGCCTACGCGCAGGATAGGCCGCAGTCCCGCTGGTATGTGTCGCGTCGTGCTCACGCGTTCGAGGCTGCCGACCAAATCCCGGTCGAATGGGGCGACGCTATTACTGCCGCGTCGGGTTCCCCGTCAACGGATGAGATGGCGGCACTCGGGAAGAAGGGGCAGGCCCTGCGGAATGAGGACGGCTCCTACTCCTATCCGACGCGGAATCGGGGGGAGCTTGCGAAAGCGTTCCAGGCGTATGGCCGTGCCCGGAATAAGGTCGCGGCGAAACGGTATCTGCTGCGCCGCGCCCGTTCACTGCATGCCACTGACCTGATCCCCGATTCGTGGAAGCCGCTGCGCGCTGCTGCCGCACCCGCCGATGAGGTCAACTTGTGGGTGTCGCAGGTGCGTGAGTTGCTGACGTCGGCGGGGCTTGATCCGGATGAGGTGGAAGCGGACACCGACGGCTTCGAAACCGACTACCGCCAGTATCAGGACAATCCGCAGGGCTACGTGGATGAGTTGATCGCCGCGTCCCAGGAACCCGACGACGAGGATGAAACCACTGATGACGAGACGGCGGATGAGCCTGTGACTGAACCTGAAGCGACCGTAACCCCGGCTCCTGTCGTGCCGATGCCGGTAGCGGCAGCCACGTACACGTCAGGGAACCTGAACCCGGCGTCAGTCACGCAGATCTTCACCGCGTCCCCACCTGCCACAGTCCCGCCGCCGTTCGACATGGACACGCTCGTGGCGGCTATCAAGGCTGCGTCTCGGGAAGCGGTGGATGAGGCGATGCTCGCGGCGGGGAAGAAGCCTCTCGTCGATGACACGACTGGCGCGCCGCTCCCCCCGGAGGACGCTGCACTGGTCCCGGATGATGTGGCGGCCGATGACATGACAGCCGCGCCGGCTGACGTCCCGGTGGACATGGATGCGGCGAAGACGGCGCTGCGGGACCGGTTCGGCTCGAAGCCGAAGAAGAAGGCCAAGCCTGCCCCGGTTGACGCGGTCCCTGTCCCGGTGACTGCTGCTGTGTTGCGGGAGCGGATCGCCGCGCGTAGTGCGAGCTGACTGTGGCGGAACGCCGCTGGGAGGTGCCTCTCGATGTTGCGCGGGAGGCACGGCGTCTCGCTGTCACCGCCACGGGGGTTGACGCTGCCCGCCTGAGGGATATCGGTGGTCGTATGCCGGTCGGCCGGGTGACGTTCCTAGCCCTACTGGCGTCGGGGGTGAACGGGAAGCTCGGCGCGTGGGTTACCCGCCAGTACGGGCAGTCGGTGGATGTGGCGGCCGACGCCGAGATCACCGTGTTGACGGCGGCCGGGATCGAATCGCCGTGCTTGAACCCGTGTTACGGGATTGTGGACGGTGACCGGGTCAGCGCTGTCATCCGGGCCGGGGCGAACGGGACGGAGCAGTGGACGTCTGACGGGTGGCAGGCAGTCCCCACTGAGCTTGAGCCGACTGGACTCAACTACATGGAGTTGGCGGGTGACGTCCTCACCGACGCCCTAGCAGCCTGCGCCGACGGCCACTCCCTGCTGCTACGGGCGGCGACCCCGAAGGCGTTCCTCCCGAAACGCATCCCCCTCACCGCAACGGCAGGCGCCTCAGATGGCGTGTACGCAGCAGTCGACGAGGTGGACACGACGGCAGTACTGAACGTGTTCCAAGTCGCTGACGGCGTCGTGAGCTGCCGCGACGACGGGGAATGGGTGGAGGACCGCGACACCCTCACCCACCTACTCGCCGCTGGGGTGCCACTAGCGCTACTCCCGACGGCTGACGTGCCGTCGATGCTGCGGCAAGTCGACGACCACGACGCCGTGTTCCCGATCGTCGCCGCCGATGTTGCACCACCCACTGACGTTGTAAGTCCAATCGACACACCCACCCCTGAAACTGCCACCCCCGACTTTTCTGACGGCGTGATGGTCGCCCTGCCGTTGGATGACGACACTGCGCAGCAGCTCGCGGTGCCGGGTGGTTTGGACCCGGGCGAGATGCATGTGACTCTCGCCTACCTGGGCAACACGGGCGACTGCCCGGTAGACGCGGACGGCCTCGCGGAACTGGTCGCGGAGTGGGCCGCGCAGCAGCAGCCACTGTCCGGTGAGGTCAGCGGCCCGGCGACGTTCGAGGGCAGCGACAACGCCGACAACCCCGTACAGGTGGCGCTCGCTGACGTGCCGGGGCTACCGGAAGCCCGGCAGTCACTCATTGACCATCTTGCTGGTAACGGCGTTACCCAGCAGTCCGACCACTCGTTCACTCCGCACGTCTCCAGGTCATACGGGGCTGACCCGGTGCCGACGGACGGGCTCGGCGGCACCCCGTTGAACTTTGATCAGGTGGGGGTGTGGCACGGCACTGATCAGCGCAACATCCCGTTAGGCCCGGTCACGGCCGCGTTCAACCCGTCGGAGTCACGCGACCCAACCGGGAAGTGGACTGCTGGGGGCGGCAGTCAGGCGAACGCGTTGGAGGCGACCCGGAAGACGACCGCGCCGCATGCCGCGCCTGCCGCGAAAACGGTGATAGCGAAGCCGTACAAAACCCCGAAAGGTGGGGGTGGTGGCGGTTCGGCTGCCGCGAAGAAAGCCGCTGCCGCTAAGAAGGCGGCTGCGTCTAAGGCCGCGCAAGTACAGAAGACAGCGTTGCGTAACGCGGTAGCGGCGAAAGAGAAAGCTGCATCGGCGACGGAAACGGCGCAGCATCAGAAGTTCCTGGACGCGCAATCCACGTCGCTGCTCG